CGCGACTGTTGTTTTCTTCCTACCTTTCTTCGCCATATTCTAACTCCAGTAATAATTCACAATAGTGAATGGCTTTCCGTATGTCCTCAGCTCCGTTCTTGCTGCCATGCCTAGTGATGTACTTAACGACATTGCCCTCGCAGTAGTCTAAGCTGTTTTTGTATATGTACTCTATAGGCTGTATTGCTAATTGGTAGTGACTGCCACCTGTTTGCTTACTTAGTGCGCTCAATGTTCTGTCTCCTCAGTGCCAAGTACAATTTCATCGGGCTGCTGTAAATCACAACGACTGCATAAGCCATAAGCATTATCGTCATCACCAACCCAATAAGAAAGGCCAATACCGCAATCATCGCAATATAGCCTAGTAAGACTAACTGTGGTTTTAGGGAACTGTACAATTTTACTCATCCTTACACCTGTTTGTTAAAGTTATATATGCTTTTGCTGCTGTCTGCGGTACAACAGCATTTCCTAAAAGTCTAATTCTGTCCACCCTGTTGGCACACCCATCAACCACTCTACCCAAGCGGGGTTCAGTTGCCCAGGACCGCCATTCTCTATCATTACTGCATTTGGCAATTGGCCCATCTGCGCTCTTTTGCCATCCGCAATTTTCTGTACTGTCGATTCGTAACCGTTGGCTCCTTTGTAGTCTCTTGCCGCAGGTGTTGGCCATGATATAGACACGCTTTCTCCTTTGTGGAGCGCCGACTTCTCTCGCTGAGAATAATCCCCACGTTGTGAAATAACCATCTTCTTCCAGATCGCTGATGACAGTGGAGAGTCCAAGCGAGATATGTCCTTCGACGTTTTCAAAGAAGCATTGAACAGGTCTAATTGATTCAATGTGTCTCCTGATATGTGGCCACAGGTGTCTGGGGTCATCTTCTCCGAGCCGCTTTCCTGCTGCACTAAATGGCTGACAGGGATATCCGCCAGTGAGAATGCTAACTTTTCCTCGAAACAAATGCGCTGGGAAGGTTTTAATATCCGTGTAAATAGGTGCGGGAGGTAGGAGTCCGGCTTCCATCTTTGACACCAAGTTTGCAATGGCGAAGGCTTCGATCTCCACATAAGCGACGACTCGATGTTCAAGTCGGGCAAGGTCAAGTCCTCTTTCGATGCCACCATATCCTGCACAAAATGCGATGACAGTTGGTAGTTCTTTGGTAGTATCCACATATTTTCCCCTAGCTTGGTTTTTTAACTATCTATTCTTATTTTTACTCTTGAGTCTTCACCGTTTTTTTTATGGTAAACAACAGCAGTCATAGAACGCTCTGCACCGTAGCCTGAGTCACTATGCCATTGGTCGGTAGCTGTAAGGCTGCCCCAGTGTTCAAAGTGCATTGAGCCTACTTCTCTTGCTACATGGTGGTGAATGTGTCCAAGGTGGCAGTAGCGGTTCTTAGACTCTGCCCATTCGTCGTCAAGGTTCTTAATCACTGTCTGTAAAATCTGCTCATGCTTTATGCGGTCGCCATGGTGGAACACGAATAGATTGTTGTGCCACTGGTAGGATATAAACTTGCTGTAGTTCTGGACAATCTCAACCCTTGGCTCTTTGCTATATAGCAGCTCCAGGCAGCTCGATAAGTGACAAGCCATATCGTAGTCATGGTTGCCGCGCACATTAACCACAACCACCTTTTGATGGGTCTGTAGCATCTTGTCGATTAGGATATTGAACAGCCTGCCTGCTAACTTAAATGTCTTGCCAATGCGCGTGTCTACGTCTACTGGCGTTCCCTTAGTTGTAGTATTAAAACTACTATCAGCGTGGAAGAAATCACCCACGTTAAGCAATACGCCTGTGCTGGCATTCCCTACGCGGTTGGCTAGTCGGTCGGTGGCATCAATCAGAATCTCAGTGGCAATTTTTATATCCCAATCATCATCATCAACTTTAGATTCGCTGTCAGCCAACATACCAAAGTGGTGGTCGCCAATCATATACATAGCAAGGTAATCATCAGAGACTTCTACAGGTGTAGATGACTTTCTTTTGAACCCATCAAGGTCTTCTTTAATGCCTTCAATCATCAAGTCAAGGCGCTGCTTCATGCTTTTCTTTTGCGGCTCTTGGATTACCCATTGCAGGGCTACAGAGCCATCTTCTTTATATGCAGTAGATACGCGCTTGGCATCAAAGCCTTGCATAGTTTCTTTATCGACGTTTAGGTGTGGTGCAACTGCCTTTGTAGCGGCTTTTTCTTCTAGTCTTTGTAAAAGTTTATCAACAGCTCGTCTATCTATTCCCAATTGCTTAGAAGCTTTATTGTTTGATCCGCATGAAACTACTGCGGCTAATACTTCACGTTGCCTCTCGGTTGTTGCGTAATTATAAAGAATTGATGGATCGACTTTAGACATATGTTACCCCTTGTTGTCTTTAGATGGAAAAAGAACATAAACATTGTTTTTAGATCGTTTCGCCAAGCTATTGTGCATCATTTCATAAACTTTTGTAACTTCATGGCTTTTTAGCTTCGCTGTAGACTTAACAGACGGGTATAAAGCTAACTGTATTGGCCTCCAAATTAGATTTTTGACTGAATCTTGAGTCCACTCAACTTCGACCAAGTCGTCATTGTCACGAAATATATCGCATTTAACGTATTGATACATTCCACAGTTATTTAGAGAGTTAGCTACTAACGTGCAATATTTGTGCAATGCAGATTGTTGTTTTCTGCTAAGTAAATCGCCATGCTTCCAATAAAAAGTAGTGTATTTATTGTTGTCAAAATTATCACTAACAAAGCCTTTAAAAAACTCTAAGGTTGCTTTTGAGTTGACACAATATTGATCGCCGTGAATCAAGTAATCGTTCATAATTTCATCCTCAACCATTTGTCAGACAATCTTTCTTCATGAGTTTCCAACTGCGGTACAGCTTCTTTAACTCTAGGATTGTTTGAATATTTCCCGTCAGGTGCGCGCAAGTCATTATCACAAACTATGTCTTTCATTTTTATTCTTCCCCACATAGTAGAGCTGTCTACGCCAGCAGCATCAGCATAATCAGCCGCAGTGTATGACTTACCCGTAATTAGCTTTGGATGACTGCCAACAAATTCCCAACTAATAGCACCTTTCCGCTCTTTAAATTCGTACAAATGCTCATCTTTTACCAAGTCTGTGTAGCGCAATCTATTTCTAAGTGCGCCTGACTTAATTCCAGTGTGTTCTGCTATTTCTCTAACAGTCCAAGCCTTATTTAAAAGCTCTGGAAACCTTTGACCTTCATAAAAAAACTTTAGCATTGCCTATCCCCTTGTAGGTTCATCGCCGCCATCAAAATAAAAGCCGCGTGTAGTTAAGTAATATTGTTTTTGTGCTTCTCTTTCAATCCCGTCTAACCAGGTTACGTCTGTTAATGAGCAATCTAACGTCCTGCCCCTTATTGAATCATTGGTTTTATTAGTAGATGCCGATGCTGGTTTATGATTTGCGGCATAGGGTGATAATCCACCTGTTGATTTAGTTCTTGCTAACCATGAACCAATAAACTTTTTCATACCTACCTTTGTTTTCCGTTTAGCTGCGTTTGTAAATAGCCACATCTGCATTGCTTTGCATTCTGTGCGCACCAAATCATCACCGTATGCCTCAATATAAACTTCATATTCACCATCTGGTATTTCGTATTCATCGCCATTCTTTAGTAGAAATTTCATTTTCCCCCCATGTAGTATTTAGCCACACTGCACTTCTCTAGGTAACGGTTGTACACGTTAATACGATCAGACTCTATCGGATAACCTTCTTGTTTTAGCTCGTATATCCTAGTAGCTAACTGAGTAACACCAAGCCTGTCGTAAGCTTGTAATGATGTGATCGTGTTACCGTTTTGGAAGTGTTCCAGTAATCTCTCTTTTTGACTCATTGCTCACTCCTTTGGTTCGGCTTCGCCTCACCCGTATGTGTTTAAAAGGTTTGTTTCTATATGTATACAAAGTGCCATAAAGTGTACATATATATGTATACAAGGCGCATTAAAGTGTACATATACTTTTTGACAGATGAATTTACCCTTTTACTAGCAAAAGCTAATAATTTTGTAAAACTCATAAGGGCTATCGTATTCGTATCGGATATCCAACCTATCTTTAGTAAACGCCAATTTACTAAGGGGCTATGTCTGGAGGGTCAACCACGCTCTGACGTTTTATCTAAGGAGTTCGTCAGCCTCTAGCCCGAATACTGTTTTAAGAAGGAGTTGTTGAAATGGACAACATTGATATACTGCACCTTCTTGTTTCTCGCACGACAAGTATCGTTGATCCCTCAACGCTTGTAAAGCCCCCTTCGCGGGGGGCTTTCTTTAAAGCTTATTTATTACTTGGCTCAACCCAATCTTCAAGACCTAAAAAGTCATCAACCGTCATATCAAACAATGCACAGATATCTTGTATCTGATGGTACTTCATGTCTGGACGTTGACGCATAAGTCCTGCGACCTGGGGCGATACACCAAGTAGATTAGCCAAAGATACTGTCGTCATATCTTTCTTTACTTGAGCTATTTTTAAACATTTGCCTATATTTGCATATTTCATTTTATTGTCCTGTGGTAATGTAGGTGGGTAGATTCCCCTATCTACACTCTCCTAGTTGGTTTTCCCCCCTCGAAAGGGGGGGGTTTTTAGGCTAAAAGGGGATGTCATCATCCATATCAGCGGGTGCAGCGGCTTTAGCTACTGGTGCAGCAGATCCACTTTCTTTCTTTTGTCCTAATTGGACGCTTTCAATAATGCAGCAAGCTTGTGAGTTTTTTACACCATCCTTTTCCCATTGTTCCAAAACAAATTGACCTTGGACAGTGACTGGTGTGCCTTTTAAGACGTAAGGAGCAAGCTTCTCAGCTCGTTCGTTAAACATCTTGCAGTTGACCCAACTAGTTTTCTTGTTATCGCCCCAACCTTGAGATACAGCAACTGAAAAGCTACCGATTGCCTTACCATTAGGTGTGTTTCGTACTTCCATATCTTTACCGACATTACCTGTGAAAATCATGCTGTTGATGCTCATTTGTTTTTCTCCACTTCTAAATTAATAATATTTACAGCCTCTTGAACTTCTTTGGCTAGTTTTTTTATGTACTCTTCGTCACGTTCAACTCTAACAAGCACATGGTCTAACAGTGGATGAAACGCAAAAGCATCCCACCACTTTCTATCTGTGACCCACATACAACCTTGTATTTGCTGCCAATACTGTTTAACTAGCTCTTGAGGGTCACGCATATACTTCACTTGAGTGGCCCCTAGAGGACACTTGATTTCCAAACCACCTTCTTCTCCGATCAATCCGTCAGGAGAGCATCCATACTCACCGGCATCATTTGTTATAAAGCCATACTCATTAACGGTGTTATCAGTTAAAAATTCGTAGTTTTCTCGTGCAAGTGGTTCCATTTCTGTACCTCGAACCATTGCCTCGCTAGTGTGATGCTCTGTAAGTTCACCAGAGAGCTTTTCTGCAATTAGCTGATTAACATAACCAACTGATTGTGTACTTGGCTTACCTGTGCGCGTAATTAGCTTAGAGAATGCACTAGCAGAAGGGCAACCTAGGCGCGATCTTCTCCACGCCTCGGAACCTTGCTCATCTTCAAGAATAATCACTTATTAGCCTTTTTAGTTAAGGCTCCAAACGCTCTATCAAAATATTGCACTTGCAACTGATCTACAGTTGAGCAATTAAAAGCTGTACAGAATTTCTCAACATCACTTTTTGTAGATTCTAATAGTGTTTTAATTTGTGCTGCTTGTTCAGGTGTAATTGCTTGAGTAATGTCGCCACCTCTTAGCATTGCTGACTCTGCATCGTCATCTACCTGTGGAACGCCAGCCATAGCCGCTAAAGCATAGCGACGAGCATACGTCACGCATGAACCGCCAGCCTGTGGGTCTTTCTTGACCATTGGAAGAACAAAGTCTTGCTCCAACCATTGACCAGATTTGTGCATTAACCTAGTGGTCACACCCGCACCATTTTCATTACTAAGCGGGAATTGCACATAGCTCAAACCATTTTCTGCAAATGGCTTCTTAATCACTTGCATAACATCTGATAAATTGGCATAAGTTGACTTAAAGAATGGGTTATCACTACCTTTTACTGCTCCACCCATGTCTTTTTGAGCTAATCCAATAGCAGTTGCAATAAGTTCAATACTTTCACTTGTTTTCATTTAGATAATTCTCCTAATATTTGTTCCATTTCATACCTTGAACCATAACCACGGTAATAGTCGTTCGGCATACCTTTTCTTTCTTCATTACCCTGAAGACAATCCAACTCACCTTTCAAAAAAGCTGAAGGGCTTTGGATTTTCTCGTCGGAAATATATTTATCAAACATTTCTTGAACATTCATAACAATTCTCCTAACCGTTATATCTAATAAGTAACGTATAACCGCTACACCTTACAAATTAATTGGAAAGCCAGTCACACCATGCTTGCGACAATTAATCATGTATTCCAACATCCAAGTGCTAGGCATTACGCCCGTTTCAAACTCTACATCTTGTATGCGTGTTCGCTCACGCCTAATAGTAGTTTCTATAGGCTCAAGCTGAATATCAATGACAGGCTTTGATGGTATTAACATTAGATTCCCCTTTTTTGTGTAGCGTTAATTATATACATAAATAAGAATAAAACAACATAATCTGCACTTAAAGTAATATATTTACCCAACCCATACATCTTATGCTGAAGTTTCTTATTGCTTCACTCGCTTTACAAACAGGTCAACTGCTGCTTCAATTTGCATTCCATTACTGGTAATGTCTTTTACCTCTTCACTGGTCATTTGCATTTTTGGGAACACAATCCTCCATCTTGACCCCACGCCACTTCTTAAATGACCTGAATGCTGCCTGGCCTTCATAAAAACAACAGCACCAGCTCCAACTCTTTCAATCTTGAACCAATCACCTTTTGTATTTTTCTTTTCCATATCACTTTCCTCTTTAGTTAATTTTGCAACCCGTACATCTTAGTAGCTAACCCACACACCGAAGCGTTGGCAACCCGTACACCGGAACGTTGGCAACCCGTACACCTATTTTGGCAACCCGTACACCGAAAGGGTTTTTGGGCATTTTGGGTAAAATCGGCGAAAATCGGCGAAAATGGCGCTAAAATCGGCGATAATGCACTTTGGCAACCCGTACACCGAAAGGATTTTCGGGTTTTTGTGCGTTTTTTGAGCACTTTGATCGTTTTTTGAGCACTTTGATCGTTTTTTGAGCACTTTT